CGGGGCATCGTACTGGACCGTATAGGTGGACGGTTCGCCGCTTCGAAAGGCGCCTTTTTCTTCGCTTACCACCTTAAATTTGCTGGGGTCAAGCCTAGTTTGCGTTGCGTCGGTTGACCGGTTACCCGGGGTTTCGATGTAGTAATACCCGGGATCTGTGGCGCCGGTCCGGGAGTTGACCGTTGCGGGCGCTAGTTTTACCCCGCCCAAAGTCTGGGTCTGGCTGCCGGTAGGGTTTTGCCTAAGTAGGGAATACCCGGGGTTGTCCGTCATGGCGGTCATGCCCGCGTACTGGGCCGGGGCCGAAGCCGCCGTTAATTTGCCGGTGGCCGGGTCGGCCACAAAGAACTGCCCGGTCGGTGCGGCGTACGGGTTGTTTTGCCCGGAGTAAATGTACGGATTGCCATTGGCGTCCCGCATTATCGACGCGTTGTACGTATTGGCGATCTGCTGCTGCCCCTTAGCCTGTCTGTTGTAGACGGCTAGGGCGCGTTGGTACGCATCGAGATCGCGGGCAAGTACGCTCACGCCTTAATCCAGTCTGCTGTAGGCGGAGAATAGCCGCCCGTTGGGGATGTCCAGCGCTGGCCTGTTACGGGGTTATACCAATTTTGGATAGCTTGCGTATTAACAGACCCGGCAGCCGGGGCCGCAAATTGGTACGGGTTGTACGGTGTCATGCCCGCTCCGGCGGTGTTGTTACCCATGGGGCCTATTTGCGGCGTCACTCCGGTCGGCAGGCCAGCTTGGGCGTTCTGTGTGTACAACTGTTGCGCCACGCCGGAGATCAAGCCGCCGTTATTGACATTGCCTGACGATGTGTTGGATACGTTGAATGTGCCGGGGTTAAGCGTATTGGCGCCAGTGATCAGGCCGGCTACGGGTTTTCCCGTAAGAGGGTCAAGCCTTACCGCGTTTGATTGCGATGTAAAGCCGGCATTACCGACAACGCCCGTGTTACTAGTGTTGGCCGGGACAGCTAAGGTTGTCGTGCCGACAACGCCCGTGTTACTGGTGTTGGCCGGGACAGCTAAGGTTGTCGTGCCGGGAGCGGCGGTGGAAAGCGTACTGCCGACGGTACCCGTTGTAGTTTGTGCCGAAGTGCCGGTCGGAAGGGTAGCGGTGGTTGTGTTGCCCGTAGTACCACCTGTGATACCAGTAAGAATTGCCGGCGTGGAAGTTGAAGCGGGGACTGATGTTGCTGTGCCACTGACGATCGGAGGCGTGTAAGTGCTGCCGCCGGTGCCTGTGCCGCCTGTGCCGCCTGTGCCGCCTGTGCCGCCTGTGCCGCCGGTACCTGTGCCGCCGGTGCCGCCTGTGCCGCCTGTGCCTGTGTCAACCACGCCGCCTTTTGCGCGTGGATTCCCGCCCCATTGCTGCCAATAGGAATCGTACGCCGCGTCTCCAAACTTGCCAAGGTCGGCCAGAAATTTGGCGGTGTTAACCTTGCCCTCAAACCTTGTCCCTGTTGTCCAATTGGAGTTGTAGGTTGATCCCACCCTAGATTGCATTTGCTGAAAGGTTTGGTCGGATTGTTCCGGCAAGTACCCGTTTTTTAGATTAGATTCAGTGGCGGCAACTAAATAAGCCGGGTCGCTGTACATAGCCGCCAAAGCTTTTTCAGCCGCTGCAAGCGGATCTGTCGCACTATTAATGGCTTCCCAATTGCGAGCATCTGGGTTAGCCCCAACATTGCCGTACAAAGCTGCACTTGCCCGCGTCAACGCCGCTTGGTTTTTTTCGTAGTCCGGGTTTTTCTTGTCGTAAAACCAATTGTCAATGGTATTGCCAGTGGCTTTCTCCACCATGGTTTTCATGTCCGGGCGGGCGCCTGTATTGGCCCCTGCCAAACCTGTGTAACCGCCTAAGCCAGCAGCAGCGCTTTCGGCGGCAACTTGCTGCTGTTCCGCATACGCGGCTTTTGTTTCTGGCGAAGCATTTTGATTGGCGGCTACCCAGCCTTGCACGCCGTCCATGCTGGCAAGGGCGATAGGACTAACTTGCTTTTGAAGCGCCGAGTTAATCTGTTCCGACGAATAACCCTTATCAAGCAAGCCACTGTATTGGATTGCTTTGTCGGCAACGCTTGCCGCCTCAAAAGTGTCCGGTATTTTAATCGGGGGCAGCGCCATATTAAATTCTCCTTAGATTCCGGATCCAGTGGACAGCTTGAGCTGTTGCTCTGCGGCAAACAACTCTTTGCGCCCACGTTCTTTCATAGCCGTGTCGGCCAGTTTGGCCTTGATGGACTCGAGGCTGATATTCTGCGAGTTTGAAAGTTTCAGCATTTCGATTTCGCGGGTCATCTGCAATTCCATCACACGAAGCTCGGCTTCCTGCTCGGCAATTGCCTTGCGTGTTTGCAACTCTTGCAAGTCGCCTTGGTTTTGCAATTGCACTTTCTGCATCTCTGCCTGCGAACGAACCTGCGCCACGGCCAGTGCCGGGTCGGGTGCCGGGCCTTGGGCAGCGGCCTGCTTCTGTGCTTCCTTGATCTGTTCAATTTCCTCTTCCGGCTTGAACACATCCTTGGGGTCGATGTGCTGGGCCTGCAAAGCCTTTTCAAACAGCTTCTGAGTATCAAGATACATACCGTAGACGGGGTTGGCCCCGGCGGCAAGCAGATTCAGGAACGACTGGTTCTGGATATCGCGGACCACCAGTGCGCTGGAGCCGCGTGCATCGATCGAGAAGTCGCCCTTGATCTCCTCATCCTCGTTGTACATCATGTTGTAGTCGTAGTACCGGCGGATGTGGGGCCGAGTAATCATGTCGTCGAACTGTTTCACGAGCCTGCGCAGCACCACGTTGGCGCTGTTCATCAACATCTGCATTCCGCCCACGGTATCCGGCGCCGCGCCCTTCTCGCCCTGCATGATCGTGGGCACGCCGGTCTCGGCATCCGCCAGCTCGGTGGCCATCTTGATGATGCCGGCCAGCTCGGCTTGGTGGCTGTTGAACTCGAACGTGCTAAACGCCTTGCGCACGTCGTCAATGTCGTCGGTGGCGTACCAGATCTTGCGTGCCGATAGCTGCCATTGCTTGTCGGCTGGCTGGATCACGCCGGGCTTGACGACGATCTGCGGGCCACTGGAGACACCGGAGTTGTCCATCATCTGGCGCCATGCCGCGTTAAGGACCTTCTGCTGTGAGCGCATGAGGTACGGGATACCATAGCCCCACATCGTGCCGGCAATCTTCTCCCAGACGTAAAAGTCGTACGGCAAATCGCCGCCTTCCAGTGGGTTCAAGAACGCCTTGACCACGGTGTCGTTGATCATGATGACGCACGCGCTGATGCTGCGCAGCTCGTCCTTCTCGCCTACGCTCACGCCGGCAACCTCGAGGTCGTCGTGCTCGACTTCACCCCAGTAGGTCCACATCTCGTATGTCAGGCGGGTCATGTCGCGCTGGTCTTCGTCGGTCAGCTCACGCAGGGTGGCGGACTGCTTGGGGCCCTCCTCCAGCACTTTGCGCAATTGGCCCTTCATGAAACCGGGCTGCTTGGCAAGGTCGCGGATCTGTTTGGCCGTAACCTGTTCGCGCTCGTAAATGCCCTTGCCGTGGTGGATGTTCTCGCCGCAGCCGGGATCTGGCCAGATGTTGCGTGGATCAACCCGGAAAGACGCGGGGCTGATCTCCTGCACGATTTCAACTTGATGGATCGTCTCGCCCGAACTGTCGGTGATAGGTTGCCACGCCTTGCGCGTGCGGTTGGTGACGATCGGGCCCTTGATCACGCCAGTGCCCAGCACGGCGGCGTCGTGGATCACCTTGCGCAATTCGCTGTTGTAATCGCACTCGACAAGCTGGTCCTCGATCTCGGTCTGCATGGCCTCGGCCTTTTTGTTGGCCACTTCCAAGGCTGCCTTGACCACGTCGCGCACGCGGGCTGGCTGGCCGTTCTCGCCCATGACTTGCTGGCCCTGTTGGTCCATCGCGGGCTTGTTGTCCTTGGTCATGCTCATAAGCTGCGGGTCCGGCGTGGGCTGGATGCCCCAGTTGCGGTCGTCCGTAGGCAGCAAAATGTCTGCAAGGCGGGCCTCGGCTGCATTGGTTTTCTGGCGCGTCATGCCAATAAACACCGTCGAGCGGTGCGGCTTGGCCATCTGGGTCGTCACCGGGTAGCCCTGCTCCACGCTGGTCATCATCTGACTGGCGGCCTTGGCTACGTTGTCCTTGCCGTTGTACTGGTCCTCGTCCTCGATCCAGCGTTTGTCCACGCCATAGGAACTGCGCGAACGGATCCATTCGTCACGCTGGCCGGAGAGGGTGCTGCCAAAGGCTTGCAACTTCTCGGCCTGCTTGGCCATCATGGCTTCGCGGTCTTGGAAGTCGACCTCGA